ACGCCGCAATGCAAGACGCCATTGACGCCGCTACGTCGGCTGATGAGCTAAAGGTTGTGCTGGGCATCTGATCTGCTTTCAATAACATAAAACTTATTAGGTAATTAACAATGCTTACTATTCTTGGCATTAAAGTCTCCTACGAAACTCTTCTTTTCTTTGGACTGTTTGTTGGCTCTGAAGTTGTTGGAGCTACCAAGCTGAAGTCTAACGGTATCGTTCAACTGATCCTTGGCGGTATCAATGCGTTGAAACCTCTTCGTAAGGAAGACGACAAGATCCAACAAGTTAAAGATCTACTGAAATAATCACCATGGTACTGCTTAATGTACGGCAGTACTACCCACAGACTGATAGTGCAACCAGGCACGGAGATCGGATGTGTTTTAGCTCTACGTGTGCTATGGCAATCAAGTATCTCCGTCCTGATGCCCTGAAAGGTAGTAATGCAGATGATGATTATTTGAGAACAGTTCTTAAATACGGTGATACAACTGAATACACCTCCCATCTCAAAGCCTGTAAGCAGTACGGTGTCCTTGCTACCTTCTCTCAAAAAGGTACTAAGGATACCCTCCTTAATGAACTTAACATGGGGTTTCCTGTAGCAACAGGTATCCTCCACAAAGGACACGTTTCCAAACCAACTGGTAACGGTCATTGGATGCTTCTTATTGGTGATTATAACGACCATGGCATCTTCCATGATCCATATGGTGAAATGGATAACGTTAACGGTGGTTATGTGACCATCGGTAAAGGTGGTAAAGATGTACGTTATAGCTGGAAGAACTGGCTAAAACGTTGGGAAGTAGAAGCTCCTGGCACTGGCTGGTATATGACATTTAGATCCAACACAACCAGCACTGCAACCCCAACAAAACCTGCATCAACAAGCGATTGGCAGGGCGTCAAGGCAATTGCTGCAGAGTGTGGTGCTAAGTACCCAGAAGTTGTGGCAGCTCAATGGGCACTAGAAAGTGGCTACGGTAAACACTTCTCTGGTAAGAACAATGCGTTTGGCCTAAAAGGTATTGGTACACAAGCTACTACCAAAGAGTTTCACAAAGGTCAATGGGTCACAATCAACACCTCATTTATTGACTTCCCAGATCTACATGCCTGTATTCAACATCTTGTAGATCGTTGGTACAGGGACTACAAAGGATTTAAAGGTGTCAATCGAGCTGTCAATCGTGATGAATGTGCTCAGCTGCTAGTTACAGAAAAATACGCCACAGATCCTGATTATGCAACCAAACTAATCAAGCTTATGGAGCAAAATGATTGAAGCTGCAGTATCTGCGACCATTGCTGTATTCACTGCTGTTGTAGCACTAAACTCACGTATGCAAGCTCGTATAAACGAAGTCGATTCACGTATTGACCGTATTGAATTAAGAGTTGCCGAAAAATACGTGCAACGAGAAGAATTGACAACAGCTCTTCAAAAGATGGAGGATCACATGATCCGAATTGAAAACAAGTTAGACCAGATCGTATTGAGAAATGGTTAACAAAAAAGCGTCTGAGGACATGTTTAACGAGCTTCATAACCTCGTAACTACTGAGTTCCTACAACGCATCAAATCTGGTGAAGCCAGTACACAAGATCTTAAAGCAGCTTGTGATTGGTTAGCCAAGAATGACATTAGTGGTGTTGCTTATGACGGTAACCCTCTTGATAAACTGGCGTCAGTGATGCCAAAGGTAGACCCTGAGATGGTGCAACGGAGGCTATATGGCTCAAAGCACGTCTGAGTACTACAAACAGAACCCTAAAGCACGTCAGCGCCGACAAAAACAGCAAGCTAAGTACAACAAAACCAACAATGGTTTAAAAATCCGTACCGCTGCTAATAAGCTTAATCGAAAACTTGGCACTTATGGCAACGGTGACGGAATGGATGCTTCACATACCGGACCTGATAAAGGAAAACTTGAAAAACCTTCAGCTAATCGTCGTAGACCACGTAAAGGCCAACGTTTCGCATAGCAGTTTGCTGCGCTCACATGACACCACTGCTCCCAAGTCCTGACCACTACCTGCAAAATCTAATAACCATGACAAGTCCCGAAGCTAAACGGATGTGGCGTAGAGCCATTAAAGAACACTTCAATTGTCAATGTGTCTATTGTGGAGAAACTTATGAACTTAACGAACTTACTCTTGATCATGTTATACCTCGTTTTAATGGAGGACAGACAATTACAAGAAACTTGGTTCCATCCTGCAGGAAATGTAATCAGAACAAAGGAACGAATAACTGGCTCACGTGGATGAGACAGACTTTTGGTACTAATCCGTCCCGAGAGGGGCTTATCCTTTCACACATCAACTAATGGCACAATACAAACAAGTTAAACGCAACGGTCGTTGGGTAACTATTAATACAAAAACCGGAAAAGAAGTTAGAGTAGGGGAGGGCCAGCTCGGTGACCTTGCCCGTAAAGTTGCAAACGATCTTTCTTATATGGGTAAAGGTTTTGTCTATTCAGATAAAACTGATTCCAAAGGCCGACCCTTAACTGTTCAAGAAGCAGAAAATTTAAAAATTAAGCCCAAACCTAAACCTAAGCCCAAACCCAAACCTAGTAAGGTCGGTGACACTGTTATGTTTGGTAACCGACTTCCATTGCAAAAGACAGAAAGGGGGTGGCGTGTTCTTCCCTATGGTCCTGGTGGTTCACCTACTGGATCGGGATGGGGACAAGAACAACAAACATCAGCAACCTCAACTAAACCAAAACCCAAACCCAAACCAACAAACACCGCAGAAGTAAAACCAGCTAAACCTCCGGTACAAGCTAGCGAACAGAAGCCTACTGTTGTACGTAATCCTAGCCCTAAACCTAAACCTAAGGCTGATTCAAAGCCAATGGAAAAAGCGTACGGTGAATCTGGTAAAGAGCTGTATCAAGCGGCTAAAAAGAATAACCCTCTGATGCAACGTACGTTTGGTTATCAAACTGGTGAAGCTCCTAGCCAAAAAACTGAAAAGGAGACCCCCACTTCTAAGCAAGGGTCTAGCGCAAGTAGCACCTTTGAGCAGAACAAATTAAAGATTGAGCAGGATACAGCTGCTAAGCCTTTTAACACTCGTAACGTCTTCCCTAAAAAGAAGAAAAAAGAGTCTTAACCCAATACCGCCGCTCAGTAATGGGCGGCTTTTTACTTATTATGCCTTACAACATAGGAGACAAATTAAACAACAGGTACTGGTCAGGTGAAAACTACGGCTGGCAATCTAAAGCTACACACGAAAAACTAAAAGAAGAAGGTAAATTTCGTACTGGTACTCAAGCGATAGATCGTGTTGTCTCCTCTGGTATAAACTGGGCAACACAAAATGCACCTGGCGTTGTTAGTGCTGTTAATGCTGGTTTAAAAACTGTTGGCGGAGCTGTTAATTTTACTGTTGAACAGCTTAACAAATCTGCAACAGGGCAAGCGGTTGTAAGTACCGCAGGTGCTGTTTTAGAAACATACGACCAAGCAATAGAAGCGGTAAGTGAAGCTACTAACATTGATAAACGAGTAACTGGTTTCGCTACTGATCTAGCAATTGGTGCTTTAACTGGAGGATCTGGTACAGCTGCTAAATTATCTACACAAGCTGCTACAGGCGTTGCTAAAACTTTAAAGAAAGGGGTTAGTTTTGTAGATGATGTTTTACCACCTCCTACAGGTTTGGTACCCGCCATGGCTGGAGATGCTAACTTTCGACTACCTAGTAACCGTGCAGCTCAAGGTGTTGGATTGCCATCTTATGAACAGCCTTTATTTAGTATCGTAAATGAAGGCGCTAGTATTAAATTTCGTCCTACTAGAGTTGGTAAACAGTTTCCTGAAGTAGCACCCGCTGCTTCACAACATATAGATGAAGCTTATGAATACATAAAAGCTAAAAAATCTACAGATCCAACTAAACCTTTGTTGGGTTACCCTAATTTTGTTGATCCTGAGGGTGAACAGTGGGTACTTAGACTTAAAGGTCAACTCAAAGATGGGACGCCCCGAGTTGCTTTTACCCCATTAAAAGAAAAACAAGTAAGTGCTGATAAACGACGAGTTCGTGATGTCCCATCTAGCTCACTAGAAAGGTTTGAACGTGCTCAATTTATGGAAGCTCATAGAAGCACTAAAGCTTTAATGGGTGAAGACCTTATTGCTCAATTAGCTGGGTTTAAACCTTATATTGAACATGGTAGACGGTTAAATAGCCCTTATTGGACAAGTGCACGTGCTAGAGGAGCTAAACCTGGAGATCCTGATAACTTGTTTCATGAGTTTGATCCTAAATTCAAAAAGTTTAAAGACAGTGCTGAACGATTGTTGGATCAAACACCTAATTCACCAATTGATATTTATATGGATTCTGAAACTGGTGAACTTATTGTTGAAAACATTGTTACGGGTAAAAAACTGGGGTATCTTGATGAATTTAAACCAATCAAAGATCAACTTCAGCAGTTTATCAATAAAGCCTCTGATTGACCCCTACAAGCCTCTACAAGCCCCCTTAAACCAC